CCTCAGTATCAATGTTACTGACTGAAGTGATAAGGTCTTCGCCATTGACTAGCTTTACGTAAAAAATTTCAGACATTAGTACCTCAGATTGTGGAGAGTGTAATCTAGTTGCTCGTTGTCGTATTGCTCTACCCGTTTCAGAAAATGTGATAGTGAGTAGTTCGCCTTCGATTTACCCTTTCTAAAATCATCTGCTAAATCAAACACGTTTAAGAATTGGAAATCGTCACTTCTTCGAACGCCTCTACCGATAGTCTGAAGCAGTTTAGTTTTTGACTTAGAAGGAGACCCCAAAATGATCGAAGAAACGTTCGTCATGTTCGTTCCCATACTAAAAGTTCCACTGGAAACCACACCAATTACACCCCTACGTTTGGTGTCTAGATACTTTCTGTGATCGTCTCTTTCATCAATACCAACCTTCCCATGAACATAGAACGTCTCAACATCTTCGGACTGAGAAATCATATCAAACAAAAGTTTTCCGTGTGATTCCACCCTTTGGAATAGTACCAAAACATTGCCCTTCTTGGATTCTCTCCAAGCAAGATTTCGTATGAATTTATTCCGTTTCTCATTACCTATGATGTAGGCAAACTCAGCCTCATAATCTTTGAACTTCTGTTTTGGTGTATGCTTGAGCACGATGCAATCGATATGGATATCTGAAAGAGTTTCGTTATCAATCAGCTCCCGCAATGTTGTGTACTGCTTAATTGGTCCAAACAAACCTGTCAGCGTGAACACATGGGTAACTGGGTCTTTCATAGTCCCAGTGAAACCGTGTCTAATAGGAGCCTTGGAAGCATTCTCCATAATGGTCTTCAGTGATGGTGCTTCGAATTCGTGTACCTCATCACCCATCACAACATCGAATTGCTCAAAATACCTCTTAGGTTGCTTGTGGATCGACTGCCATGTACTGACAAAAACCTTCTTCGATGAATCTTTCTTCACACCCTTTGATATTAGGTGATATTCATCTTCAGTAAACTTTCCATAATCCCGGAGACCCTCTTCTGCCAACTGCTTACCAAGACCCACCCTTGGCACAACGATCAAAACCTTCAGACCAGAATCAACATAGAACCTGCTGAGAAGACCAATAATTAACGACTTACCTGAACCCGTAGGAACAACACTAATATTTCTCTGATATAGCAGACAATCCCGAATACAGGTTTCTTGATAATCTCTAATTTCATGCTTGTGATGATCCAGAGCATGTGCTATAAACTCATCGATAGCTGCACTGTCTGGCACTGGAATGAGTTGATCGTATGTATACTTAAATGGGACACCGGCATCCTCTGCAAATTTCTTGACTTGTGGAAGGAGACCAGTGTATATACTTTCCTCAGAATAATTGTAAAGACGAATCTTTCCGTCCCAAACCCCAGCCACGACTTTAGGCATAAATCTGGCCCCCGGAACTTCAAAGGTGAAGAGGTCCGATAAATCCCGTTTAACAGCTTTGTCAGAGACAACTACTCTTGACTTAACCTCATCTATTTTAGTTACACGAATACCACTATGCGCCATTTGTAAATTTGATAAACTCCACGGAATTCTTAATCGTGAAACTTCTGCTGTTCAGAGACTTCAATATCTGCTCCAAGATGTCCACAACCTCTTCTGCATATGCAAGCTTCAGATTGATCTTAATCATCTCACTGTCATTAGCTACGTAGTTGATTACGTCCTGTTTAAGCAAAGCTTTCTTCCAAGGTTCACGATTAATTTCTTTAAGGTCTTCGGGATTGTTCAAATCCCCTCGATAATACTCACCCAATGTCTGTTGAAGCGCACTCTTCTTCATTCTCAGAGCACGTAGTTTCATTCGATGATTTGAAAATTCGCCCAAATATTTTGAGTGTAGTTTTGGAATATCGTTGCTTTCTTTTCCAAGCTCACTGATATCCAGTTCACAGTCTTTCTTCCAAGACTCAATAATATCTTCTAAGTTCATCATATAACATTCCCATTAGCACGAACACAAAAATATTATACCACAATATGGTATTAAAGTAAACTATAAAATGTTGATATTGAACAAAGTGTAGTTAAAAGTTACTTCTGCTTCTAGGTATTCAATTTCCTGTTGGGTGACATCAAATTGAACCATCGTTAGGTTTGTTGGAAACATATTTTCCAGCCTAACTTCGATGTTTGGATTATCGTTAGATGTCAGAATCACCAACGTTCCATCACCAAACACTTCGCCTTGTGGTAGCGAATTTGATGCTACCAGAGCTTGGTATTCTTCAAAACTTTCAGGACGACCAAGTGCTCTCATCCAGTTCGAAATCTCCAGATAATTGTCTAGGTCTTCGTTTATACGAAAACGAAGGGATATAGGATCAAATGCAATCTTATCACCGGGATGCTGAAGTGCTGTGAACGGTGTGGGTGTCGTAACAGACTGTAAAACAATGGACGGTAGACCAGCCGCCTGACAAAAATATGTCACATTTGGTGCTCTACCCAGAACGAACCTGAAGCCCTGTGGTACCAAAAAGTTTCTGTTTGATGGTTGATTTGCTAATACAGACATTCTCTATCCTTATGTTACCCCCTATTTATATAAAAAAATATCATTTTATCAAAAAAAGTTCTTGCATTTAATTATGATAAAGTCTATGTTAAGAGCATAGATAGACACACCAGAGAGAGAAAAGACCATGAAGACCTATACCATCTACCAAATCGTCCTCACCGATGCCCAAGTTGATGAGGTGAACCGGAGCCCCGGAGTCACACCTGACTTTTATGCTCGTTACTCACGCACCACGTTCAATCCCACTGAAGCTGTTATCGTGGCCGCTCGTGACCTCTACAACAAGGTCGGAAAGATCACCGCATACAGCCTTGAGGGTGTGTTCATGATTGGCAACCTCGGTCCCGAAGAGTACATCGAGCGGTTGGCTCCGATGAAGTCTCTGAGTGTTGGTGATGTTGTCGTTGATCAGGATGGTAATGCAAGCGTCGTGGCCAGCTTTGGGTTTGCTGATTGCAACGCCTTTGAGGTGAATTGATACTGGACAAAAAAAGAGGCTCCAAAGAGCCCCTTTAAGTATATTGCTTACCGCAATTTTATTATTGTACATGACTATTTATACACCAAATTTCCAGAAACTGTTTCCACAATCCCATATTCTTCCCCATCCATTCTCTATCATATTTTGGTATTCGGATATATCTGGATTGAACCTATCTAGTAGATCAGGGAGTTTATGTTTCTGGAATGCTACACGAGAATATACCCTATCTGGATTATCCTTCTTAAAGTACCAATAGTTTGGTGATGTTATTCTCAGATATTCAAACCCACAAGAACTATACACATTCCCGGTACCATATCGCAAATCTGCAAATGTTATGACGCTCTTAGGTTTGTGATCTCGAACAAAATTTATGAACAGCTTGGAAGACCCCCCTACAACAAGCATATGGCTTGACGACATTCTTGTTATCTCATACTGATGTTTTGTGAAACGAGATTTACCAACAGATAAAACCTGCAACAATTCACCTGCTTCAAAAATGCCATAATGTACACTCGCACCGACACTTCCATGCATATGGTATTTTTTGTGAAACAGTTTAGCATCTTGTGGTGATATCTCTGCACAAGAGGTATTTCTTGCATATATCCTTTTAGATTGACCAACAACAACACGAATTAGCTGTTTGGCCTTTTCAAAATCGTCACTTTCGAAAACAGTTATCAAACGATAACCCCTTTCATTACACATGTCCAATTTCTTCTTATGATAGCTTCTAGACTTATTACCCCATGTTTCGCTATGCCAATACATACCACAATATTCAATAGCCAGTTTCAAATCATGGCAGACAATATCAAGTTCGTATGGGTTAATTACACTTCTATCATTAAAATCCCATGTAAGGTCTGGCCTTAAAAACACACAAAACTCCCCAAGCTCAATCTCCTTTGTGCTCCGTGACCTATCATTAATCACTGTAATTTTATATTCATGTAGTGTTTTTTTCATATAAGAATAACTGATACCAAATTTAGTAGCACAGGGCTGTATTAGGCCATACTTGGCATAAGCCAACTCAACATCTTCTCTTGAAGGTTTCATATCACGAAACTGCTTCTCTTTACCGACCAAGCAAGCTTTACTATGTGATTGAAGCTCTATCCCATATACAGATAACCAATCATAAATTGTTTGCTGCCCAACGCCATATTTCGATTCCATCTCTTTAATCGATAAATCGAGATAATCCTTTTGTAGAACATTTCTATCAGGCTTTTTTCTTATACTATTCCTTTGGTTGGCCTGAATAGATGCTTCTTTATGAGTCTTTAATGGAATCCCATATGATATTAACCATTTTCTCACAGTGGGATGGGAAGTGTTATAATATCTCGCAACACTGCTTAGGCTTTCCCCTATTCTACAGTATCTCTCCTGAAGTTCACCTTTAGGTGGTCTAGTCACTCTTGTTGTCATAATTTTATAAAGCCTGTACATGGTTGAATGTGTATTCTATCACCTACCTGCTGTTCTGTCAAATATTAAAAGTTCCACGACCAGCAACAAATCCTTCAGGACATTCTGTATCCATTACTCTTGACGAACCATTATTGTACCAATGCTTTCCTCTATTCCAATGCTTATCTCCAAGCCTTGATTCTGAGATTTTGCGTTTATGATCCTCTGTGAGTGTCTGCCCGGTTCTGCCGACACATCCTATATTGGCCTTCGATATTTTATCTGCTATTGATCTCTTCTCGGATTCGGTCTTCCTAGCCCAAGTTTCTGCAC